GGCGGGGATCGGCGTCATGGTCAGCGGTGGAAAGCCATCGTTGAGCGAAGCGAAACCGGCATTGATCCCGATCTGCGAATCGACCGGAATCGGCCGAATGAAGGGATCACCCGCATTCTGCCCCCAGACCTTCGGGAATTTCGGAGGAGAGCTAGCTACCTGCATTGATCAGTGCCTTAGAGGGTAACGACAACAGTGGCTTGTACGCCTGTCGGTTTCGGCAGGACGCCGGATTGAGTGAGGATCGCGAGCTCGACCGGCGAGAGCGTAAACGTGAAGGTGTACGTCATCGTCATGTTGAGGCCGTCCGTGACGTAGCAATTGCCGCGGCCTGGAAAGAGCGTGCTGAGCATCTGATTGATGCTCTTGATTGAGCCATCGCAGATGTTCGCGAACGCCTTTGCAAAGATCAGCGTGCGATACGGCTCATCGTCCAGATTGAAATTCGTCGTCAGCGGCTGGCCGACAAAGAACGGTGACACGTTGAACGGATCGGCGCTGATCGTGCCAGCTTCGTCAAAGCCGAAATATCTGTCCGTGTTGCCCACATTGAGCGTACGGCTGACGTCGACGATGCGGCCCCATACGTCCAGGCCATACCTCTGGGCCGACGCGACATTCATGATGAGATCGTAGAAGGCGTCAAAATTCGCCGTCTGATCCACATAGGCATCGAAGTTTCCGATCAGCGTGGTGATGACGTCGCTGTTCGCAAACTGCGAAATGATCGTTTTCCAATAGTCGAACGGCGGAATGTCGCCGATCGGGCTGACGCCGATGATGAAGCTGCCGATTCCATTTGAGCCCGGCGTCAGGCGGAAGGGATCGGGACCGCTCATCCGGTCACCGTGACGGAAATATTATCCGCGGAGATCGTCGGCACCTGATTGATGTTCACGAGCACCGAGGTGCCTGTTGCGGCGACGCCGAAGATGGTCTCTGCCGCGATGTTCTGGGCCTTGTTGATGGTCCACACATTGCCGCCGCCGGCAGTGATCTTCGTGCCCGGCAGGATAAGGCCGCTCGCGTCGTCGAGCGTCTGGCCAATCGCCAGCGCCCCCGCTTGCGTACCGGTGATGGTGAGCGTCGGGCCTGCGATCGAGCCTGAGACCTGCGCAGCTGGGGCGTTGCGCGATCCGATGGTGACGGACAGAATCTGCGCCCATGAGCCGAGTTTCACGATCGGCGGATAATACCGGCTTGCGAGGAGCGTCGATCCGATGCGCGCTCGCGGCAAGCCGTCGGCACCGGCAAATGCCGACATGATCGCCTGCTGGATCTGTGCCACCGCGTCGGACGGCACCAGCGGGTTGTTCAGCAGATTGATCGCGAAAACGATATCGAGCGACGGCGGGATCAGAAACGTGACGGGATATGACGGGTATGGCGGAGTCAGGCCAGAACTTTGATCCTGAACAGTGACCGTGGTGTTGCCGTTGTAATTGCAGCCCGGCGCCTTCTTCGACCATATCGCCGTTGCGACATCGAGCGCAGCGGCGCCGACGGCCGCGACATAGAGCGAATTCGGAACGAGTATCTGACCGCCGACGGTGACTTGCTCGGCGAAGGGGTTTTCCGTCACGTAAGCATCGAGCACGCCCGAGACGTTCAGCACTGCGCCGCGAACCGAAGGGACGGAACCGAGCGAGTTTTGCGCCACGGAGGCCTTGCGGCGCGTCTCGAAATCCTCGCGGCTCTCGACATCGTTGCCGAGCACGCCATCGGTGAGATTCGTGATGCTGTCCCATCCGGGGATCGCCTGATAGATGCGATTCAATGTGCCAGCCGGGCACGCGATCGGGCCTGGAGTGCTGCACTCAAACGACAGGACAATGCTGCCGGTTTGCGAGATCGTCCCCGCTTCGGTGCAGGTGTACACGTTCCCGTCTTCTGCCTGCGCCAAGGCGCCGACAGGAATAGGAACACCGGCGAGGCCCACGCATATCGCCTGCACCGCGGTCGGCAGCGCGGGGTTGCGTTCGATGAAGTAAATCCGGCCGATCGCATCCTGAAAGCGGCCCGCGGCATATGCCGGATCGAACTGGTTCGCCATGCTGACGAACGTGTCGTTGGCGTTCCCCGTGATCGCAGTAAAGCTCGAGGCAAGTTGCCCTTGCGGCGTTTCAAGCGCCGGGTTGAGGCCGCCGCCGAACGCCTGATCAATATCGGCCTGCATGCCCGCGAGGACATCTTGTTCTGACGGCGCAACGGGGCCGTTCGGCCCGAACGTGATGCCCGGGACGTTAGTGGTGACGTTTGCCATTTCGGGCTTAGTTTCCTGGAGGCGCTGCGACGAACGAGGCGGCTGTGGTGTTGCCGTTTGCATCGGTGACCTGGACTTGTCCGGACACCGTTCGATTCACGATCGAGGATATGAAGACCTTGGCGGAGACAACGCCCGGCACCGTTTTCGCGGCGTCCGCGAACTTCGCCTTGATCAACGCGATATTGGGCGCCTTGCCGAGGATCTGCTCAAAGTACGGGACGCCCTTCGATGTGTCGTACCAGAGCTCGCGCGCGAACAGCTTGATCGCGCTCGCGGCATCCTGGGCGAGCGAATAGGGCTCACCGGCGAGCGCGATATTGCCCGAGACGTCCTTGACGAGGTCCCAGGTCTTTGCGTCCAGCAATAGAGTCTTCATGGCAGAGCCGGTCCGGTCGGTCCGTTGGGCGCCTGGTGATGATGGCCCTCAAGACTGATGTTGTTGCCGGCGACGACGTCGCCCGTCGTCTTGATGGTTCCGGCATACGTCCCGCCGTCCTGGTTCTCGATATTGCCGGAGAGCTGCAGGTCGCCCTGCACCACCAGATTGCCGGTAACGAAGATGCCGCCTTGCTTGAACTCGATCGCGTTGCCGTTCTTGTCGGCGATCTTGAGACCCGTCGACGTGAACGTGATGTATTGCGTCGGCGCGGCGCTTAGAACTGCGCCCAGATAGATCGCGTCTGCTGGATCGAACTGACGCGAGGATCCCGGGTTGGCTTGCTTCTTGTTAGCCTTGACCGACGAAATATCCCGGTTTGCCGACAGCATGATCCCGATGTCGCCAACAGCGGGATCGCAGATGATCGCGCCATCTTTGCCGCCATAGCGGAAATAAAGCGCGTTCGAGATCGTGCCGTGCGGCGTCGCGTTGCCCTGCCCGTCGACCTGGTTGACGAGCGGCTGAAGGCTGACCGTGCCGGTGTCCTTCACCTCGCCCGCATTGGTGACGCTCTTGACCTGGGCGAGCGTAACCGTCCAGGCGCCGCTAAGGACCTGCTTTGCGATGAACGACAGCGCATTGAAGTGGTCGCCTACGGTCGTGGGATCGGCGCTGCCGAGATAACCGAGGTTATTCGGGGACGGAAGATTAGCGTCGCTCATGATCAGGTCTGCGCCAAAGGCTTGTTGCCCACGATCTCGGAGAACCAAGCGCCGTCAGGGAGTTGGCTTTCGAGATTGTGAGCGAGGCTTGTGGTGCGCCATGTGCCATTCGCGCCGTCGACGACGCTGTTTTGCACGTTGACATTTCCCATGAAGCGGACGGCCGGGTTGTAGAGACATCGCAGCCCGATCTGGCCGGGCCCGATGTAAGACGGATAACCGATCAGCGTGCCGTTGGTGGGATCGAGCGTCGGCGCCGTACCTTTTCGCGCACCCTGCTTCGGCAGGATTGCCATAATGCCGTTGTCGTCATCGAACACCACGAAGATGTCCGCCGCGTCCGCCGCCGCGAGGGCCTGCATTCTCGCGGTGCCCGGCAGATATGGGCTCGACAGCTGCACCTTCACGCCGTTGTTTTCCAGCGTGTAGCCCATCTTGCCGGCGAGGTCCTTCATGATGTCGGCGACGTCGGTCGTGCCCGGATAGCTCGACGGCGCGATCGGCTTCATTTGAGCCAGCATGCCCGTGAACGCGGTGACGTTCAGGCTCACCTCTGGCGCGTTCGAAAAATCGGGCCAAGCCTCTTGGATAACACCGGCGAACGCGAGCGACATGTTGCCGCCGCTGTCTCCGGCCGTCACGGTCACGATGTTGTTTCGCACCGCCGTCGGCATCACGCCGATCCGCGACAGCTGGTTCATGGTCGACGCGGTCAGGCCCCAGATCCGCATTGACGCGCGGTTCATGGCTGGCGTTCCGTTCTTTTCGATCCGCACGCTGGCGCGGACGTTCGAAACCGTCTTCGTATTTGCGCCGCTGCCGCCGAATGATCCTGTCCCAAGCTGGAACTTGAATTGAAGCGACCGCTGGACGAACGACATGGATCAGGACGCCGGCAGGTCTGACTTTTCGAGATAGTAGAGCAGATACCGCGAGCCCAAGCCGGTATAGGCCGGATCGGTCTTGCCTTGCGTGTCCCAGAACGCGAAATCTCCGACGAAGCCTAGATAGGCCGAGCGAACGATCCTGTTCCAGTTCTGGCAAATCACGCCCTGCACGATCGGCGCGTCATTGACGCTGACGTCCATGAACAGACCGTAAAAGCGCGTTCGCAGCGTGAGCTGGCACAGCTGATTTGCGAGGAGAATCGAAAGCGTCTGATTTGGGACAGCCAGCACCGGAACGATCAACATCGCTAGTTGACCTCTTGCGACGGTGGATTGGTGGCGTCCTGGGGCTGAACTTGCCCGTTATCATTCTGCCCGGCGCCGGTCGGCGATTGCGTGTTGCCGAATTCGGATTCAACGCTTTCGTTCACGAGCTCGCAATGCAGATCGACGACAAGCAGGCCCTGCCCGTTTTCGGCCGAGCGGTGATAGTCGCGATGCGTCGGGTTGACGCTTGAATAGGTTTTTTCGGGCGTCACCGCATCGAACAGGTCCAGCGAACCGATGATGGCCTCGATGGACTCCAGCAACGCCTGACGGTTGGCAAGCGATCCGCCGGCAGAGAACCGCAAGACAATTCCGAACGGAACTTGCACCTTGTTGTAGCTGGTGAAGGAGCCCCCTTCCAAAGGCGCTTTCGAGATCCGGTAATCCTCCCGGAAATCGAAGGCCACGACGTTGTCAGCGACCACCACCGGAAAGCCATCCTGAAATAGGCCCCACTGCGGCGTGCCGAGGCCTAGGAGGTTGATGGCATCAGAGACGAGCAATTGAATGTCACTGAACACGTTCACGCTGCTGGGAAGCCCCGGAAGGCCGGGAATCAGGCTCATGGCGTCAATCCGGTATTGGCTTGCGTCGCGAGGCTCGACGGACTGTTAAAGCGCCCCTTGATCTCCGAATGGAGATCCCGCGCGATGCCGGCGGCATCTGTTGCCCTGGTGTTGATGGTGACGGAGCCAATCTGAACGTCCGTCGTCGATCCGACGCCCTGCCATTGGCCGATGCCGGACCTTGCCGCGCCGTGGAAGTCGCCCCAGCCGTGTTTCCTGGCCCATTGCAAAGCATAATCGATGCCTCGGCGCTCATTGGCCGGGTCACTCGGATCAAGGCCTGTGTCGTGCCTGAATTGATCGCCGACGGCATGCCCGCGACCGTTGGGCGTCACGTGCAGCTGAAAAGCGCCAAACGAAGTGCCACTGTCGCCGCTGAAATCCTTGAACCCTTCGCTCCTCGCCACCCGCATCGCGGTGTCCGGATCAATCCCGATCTGCGCCGCCATCTGCCGGATATAGGCTTCCTTTTCGGCTTGCGAGCCGAACGCGCCTGACCCGCCGCCGGCTGCCGCTCCGCCGGTCGCCGCCTGATCTTTGGCGATCAGCGATTTGCCGTAATCCGTGAGCTTGCCGTTCTCATAGATGTTCTTTTCGCCGCTGTTCGCTGTCGTCGGCAGGTTGGCATACGCGAGCGCACCGGCGACGCCGACAGGTCCGGCCGCCGCTGCCATGCCCTCGAGCCCGAGCAGCCGCAGAACCCACGCCGCGGGCCTGAGCGCCGTGAATGCGGTAATCGCGGTCAGGACGCCGCCGAGTGTATCCGCGAGCTTCCGGTTGCCTTCGACCCATCCGGAGACGCCTTTCGCGACCGCGGTGAAGGCGGGCTCGACATCGACGACCAGGTCGCGGCCAACCATGCTGATGGACTGATCGAGACTCTTCCATGCCTCTTGCATCCGCTGCATGGCCTCAGCCTGTTCGGGCGCCAGCGCGCCGACCTTGGCATTTTCCCAATCCTTGCGGACCTGCGCGATGCCTTTCAAGGCCTCATTGATCGCGGACTGATCGAGGCCGCCCATCTGCCCGATGGTGTTGACGAGCTGCGGATCGTTGCGGTGCCTTTCCGCCCATTCCACAAACTTCATGTAGGTTTGTAGGGCGTTCGATCCGATCGGCGCGTTGATCGTCCCCATGAATGTCATGAGTTCCTGGGAGCCTTGTCCCAGGTATTTCAGCCGCGAGACTTGATCGGTGAAGCCCTTCATCGAGGCCATCGCCGATTCGGCATTGCCGCCGTTGCGCTCGAGCATACGGCCGAACGTCGACAATTCGTCAGTTGCGACGCCGATGTTCGTCGCCATCCGGCCGGTCGCCGCGGCGCTGTTCATGGTGTCGCGCGCGTATGCCGCCATACCAGCGCCGGCCAGCACCGAAAACAGCCCTTCGGCGGCCGTGGTGATCGACCCGAAGGAATTGCCGGCGCGCTTGCCGCTTTCCTCGAGGTCTTTCAGCCTCCGATCAAATTCACCCTGCGTTTTCTTGAACGAATCAAGAGCATCGCGTTGCCCTTTGGTGAATTTCGCTGGGTCCAAGCCTAGGGTTACCACCAAGCTGTCGATGACAGTGCCGGCCATTACTGCGGTCTCGAATTGTAGCGATCAACGGCGATGATCTCGAGGAGCAAGTAAACGTCTTCGGTTGATAGGACCGTCGACAGTTCCACGAGCGTTGCAAGCCGGCTTGAAATTACCGCGCCGATCGTCGGCGAGATATTCGGGTATTTGAGTGGCTGACGCCCGCCGAAGCTGTGGGGGATCCCGGTGCTTTGACGGGCGGCGAAAAACCCGTGTGAAGCCGGAACACTTCCATTCGAAGCGTTGTCAGGGTTTTCACTTCCTCGATGTCATCGGGCATCAACGCGCGGATGACGTCCGGACGCTCGGGCGTCGGCATGATCTGGATGCACGTCAGCATTTCGTCGAGCAGCGGCTCGAGGTCCGCGAACGAAGCACTGGCGTGCCGATGGATCCCAAGGGGGAGGAGGCCGATAAGGCCCATTTCCATGAACTCCGCAGGGATCGGAACGCCTGATTTGCTCAAGGCGAGCATCGCCCGGATGCCCCACTTGTCCGCCTCGATCGCCGACTTTTCGGTCAGAACAAAGACCTTCCCTATGTCCCGACCTTCGGCCTGGATGGTGACGTTGATCGTCTTTCGCATGTTACGAGCTCGCCGGAATGATTCGTTCCCACGTGATTTCGAACCGGCGCGGTCCGAGGACTCTGCCGCCGGGTGGGATCGGCGTGTAGCTCGTCAGCGTGCCGTTCTTGAGCGTGAATTTCTTCCCGACCGATTTCAGCACGATGAGGCCATTCGCAGCGAACGTCTCGCTTGCGGCTTCCTCGGCGCTATACCAGGTGTCGAAGAAATCGTTTGAAGGCGAGTCCGCCATCAGGTCATAGCTGACCGGCTTGGACACAAACACCTTGCCGGCGCTCTGAAAGCCGTCGACGCCCATCTGCACCTGGTTGGGCGCGAACGCGGGCGCTTCATAGATGTTGTCCGTCGAGAACTTCTGCAGCTGTTGCGGCGTCGGGAAGACGATCGAAACAGCGATCTGGATGATGGCATTGGCTGCCGTGATCGACATCGGGGGATACTCCTTACTGAACCGCGTTTATTGAACCGCGACCGATCCGATGTTGATCGAGTGCACGGACTGCCCGTCGGTATAAAAGAACTGCATGGGAGGCGAGCCGCGCTGCGCGCGCACTTGCGGCGTTGCAGTGCCAATGAGCAAATACCAGCCCTGGCTTTGCAGCACGGCCGCGATGTTCTTGCCCGGCGCGGCGCGGTTCACGATCGTAATTTGCGCGGCAGACAGCTGAACGCCGGCAGCGTAAACGCCGAAGTCGCCGGCTTGCGTGATCGTGTCAGCGAGTGCTGTCTCCGCTGCAGCATTGCCGGCATCATTGTACGGAAAAGACCTGATGGCCAGCATGAACGTGAGCATGTCGAGCTGGATCTGATTGTTGAGCCAGATCTGATTGACGAAGCTGTCCCACCAGAGGAAAGCGCCCGACACCACACCGTTTCGGTAATAGGTGAACCTATCGTTGGCGGTCCCGATCGCAGCGTAGAAGTTATAACCGTTCGCCTGGAGGTTCTGTGCCGTCGTGAGATCGGTCACGCCCGGCAGAAGGCCCGACTGCTGGCAGAATTTCGCTGTGGTTCTGCCGCCTTCTTGCGAGAAGTCGAGCGAAGCTGGGAAGCCGCACATGAATGCGCCGATATTCTGATCGGACGGTTCCCAGTTGAGGTTGGTGCCCGACAGGTTCGCGGCCTT